CGTTTCTGACGATAACCCTTCCTTCCTTTGGAAAAGACTTTCAATTTTGTCTTGACCAAGGGATGGTTACTCCCGAATCCTTTCTTTCTTTCCGAAAGATTGGATCGTGTCTCCCCTCATTTCTGAGAGGTTTCACGGAGTCTGTTTTTGACTCTTGTACTGGTGTGCTTATCGATGATCCATCGATTGACTCGATCCATGCTGTACGTCAGCTTACGCTGATGTTTGCTAAGATCGAGTTGCCTTGTTCCCCTTTAAGGGAAGCAAGGGCTTTCGATGGTTTCATTGATTGTGAGTCGGAAATCAACGAGAGGTTCCCGTTCGTTTCAGAGTCGGATTTATCTGACTTCGTCCGAATTTCGAACCTACTTTTCGGTCCGATGTTTTCTGATTTAGCCGTCAAGGTTTATCAGAATGACATCCTACCGAAACACGGTCCCGGTGCCGTTGCCGAGAAACTTTCCAGTAATGGAAAGTACTCTTCACGGTACTGGCCGTCTCGTCTGGAGAAAGTCTTCCATGTTGGAGACTTTCTCTACCCTAACAGCCGGTATATTACCGACTGTTATGACGAGGTTGATTTCCGCGAACCCGGTTCTGAGACACCCTCTAGGGTGGTCTCGGTTCCTAAGACGCAGAAAGCACCTCGCATTATTGGTATCGAACCAGTCTCGCTGCAATATGTGCAGCAAGGTTTGGCCGAGGCCATAAATGCTTGGATCTCTAAGGATTTCCTTAAAGATCTGATTGGATCTGAATCCCAGATTCCTAACCAGGATTTGGCTCAGAAAGGGTCCATTGATGGATCCCTTGCTACACTCGATTTGAGTGAGGCATCCGATCGTGTGCATTCTGAGCTCGTACGCCGTATGCTTGTGAGGTTTCCTCTTCTTGAAGAGGCGATCTTTGCATGTCGTACGGAGCGGGCTTCTGTTCCTGGACATGGGGTTATTCCCCTATCCAAGTTCGCGTCTATGGGTTCGGCTCTCTGTTTTCCCATGGAGGCAATAGTTTTT